CTCCTTGAAAATCTAAGTCCTGTGCAGTCACCTGAGAGTCTACATAAGCCTTTACAGATTGCTGTGTCGGTATAAGCGTTGCAGAATCAGATGTCATATCGTCTTCGTCTACAAAAGCTGTAGCAGTAATTGTACCGTCTGACAAGTTTGTAAAGGTTACAGCACCGGCAGTTGTACCACCGATAGTAACACCATCAATTGTACCACCGTTGATGTCTGCTGTATCAGCTACTAAGCTGTCAATGTTTGCAGTACCATCAATGTAAAGGTCTTGCCATTCTTTGGTAGCACTACCTAAATCATAAGTGCCATCGGTGTTTGGTATAATGTCTGAATCAATCTCTGCAGCTAAGTTAATGCTGTCAGTGTCTGCATCACCAAATGTAAGGTTACCGGAGATAGTAGCACTACCTGTAACAGTTAAATCACCACCCACAGTAACGTTACCAGTTGTAGTAACTGTATCTGTGTAGGTATCTTTAAAGTATAATGAGCTAGTTCCTAAGTCAACATCACTGTCTGTAACAGGAACAACAGCACCATCGGCTATGTATAACTGTTGTACAGGTGCTGAAGATACTTCTACATAAAACTCAATGTAGTTATTTGTAGTATCTATTAATACTTTGTTGTTTGGAGAAGTTTCTCCTGCATCACCAATCAGTCCTATAACTGGACCTTCAGCAGTAGTACCGTCATGTGCATGACCTGTAGTATTACTAAACGCATTTAAAAGTTGGTTATATTCATTGTTGAATATTGCAGCAGTGATTGTATCTCCATCTACAAAGGAACTTTGTCTTATGTAACCTGCCATTATTTAATCTCCGTGTGTTTTATTTTATTAGCCTACTAAATTTTTTGTAACTGATGCAGGGTTAATTTGTTCTGCAATGTTTGCATCAAGGTTATCTTTTAAAGTTTGTATTTCTTCTTCGCCCATTGCAGTTTCTACCCAGCCTTGTACCGTTGTAGCATCAACACTATCAAAAGCTATAAAGCTTGAAATGTCTGCTGTGTCTAACGACTGTGTTCCATAGACTGAAGCAGTTAAGTTATTTTCATCTGCATCTTGATTTGCATCGTCTTCAGCGTTAAGTCTCCAATGCACGTTATAAATCACGTCTACATTGTCCTCTAGTGTTGGGTAAGTATCGACTGTGGATACGTTCCAGTTATATGTTATTGCCATTTTGTTATCTCCTACCTGAAGGTATAAAATCTATATAAAACCCATTTATTTTATAGGGTGCTTTGTTATCATCTGTGATGACTGTAAAATTATTACTTGTCCCACTACCTTGTACGGGTATACGTATCATAGGTGCTGCTGCACCACCAAATACGTTAGTGTTAAACACAGCTTCACCAAATACTGAAGGAGGATTAACCGTACCAAATAAAAAATTAGAAGGTGGTTGTGGTGTTTCAGGATTACTAAAGTCGTATCTAACTTGTAACTCTGGACTTACAATACCTTCTGCTGAAACAGAAACTCTAACGTAGTGTAACGTTTTTAAAGTTCCTAAGTCTCCGTAATCGTAATCGGGTGTGGCATATCTAGCAAGAATATTAGTCCCATTAAAAGTGTTACCTGAATCGTGTAAATACACATAGCCATCAGTATCCCCGTGATAATATTCTTCAACACCATTTTCATTAAATCCTGAACCTATACCTGTTACTTCTATTCCTCTTGTTTCTGACCATTCAAACCCGTTTGGTCTTAATGTTCCTATAACTCCTCTTTGTGATGCATTGGCTGCAGTGGTATCGGTATAAAATAATCTATACTGAGACTTTTCTCTAAGCACTATACTTGAAATAGTATACTTATCTATGTTTTGTGCAATTGTTGTAATAACAGGTTGTATAGCTTTACTAACTGTACCCAACTCAACGTCTCCAATTCTTGCAGTACCAGCAACGGTTCTTAGTCCGTCTGGTGCTAAAAAGATAAGGTCACCCCCTATCTCTTGAATACTGTAGCCTGATAGACAGCCCACGTTTTCTGCAATAGGGTCAATTCTTATATTTGCACTGTCGTTTATGTTTATGAGTTTATGTAAACTATTTTCACAAAAGACAATTAAATCTTCACGGAATCCTCTAATACCTACAACTTTATCTGAAATGGTTATTGAACCTGCTCCAGCCCCTGTAAAGTTATTAGGGTCATTATAAACGCTGTAGTAAACTGTGTTTTCGTTGTCTTCAACACCAGCAGCAATTAAATGATGGTCGTGACTTGTAACGTGTGTTACACCTTTAGTACCATCAACTGTTATTTCTTCTGTAAAGAATGTTCTAGAACTTAAAGCTCCAGTGCCTTCCATTCTAAAACTAAAAGGTTTATTAGCTCCATCAGCTATAATCATTTCCCCATAGTCTTGTCCAGCACCTTCAAACATCGAAAAACTTATTTGACCTTGCCCAGTTCTGGCTGTAACACTTTTACCTGTAAAGGTTGCGTAATCATCGCCACCACCAGCAGATAGTTTATTAATTTCTATCCATGTAATACCATCTTGACTAAAATAAATGTTAGTACTTACACAAGCTATAATGCCATCAGCATAAGGTACAACACCTAAAATTGTATCAGCACTTCCAGTTGGTTGTACACTATTTGATTCACCAAATTTAGTGTAACCATTAATACGCCTATACCCACCTTCTATAGAGACTTCAAAGTTTCTAAGGTCTGTAGCTACACCGGGTGTTTTAAGTAAGTCAATTTGATTTGAAGCTGTGACTAAACCACCGGTACATGCAACGGTATAAGGTTGTGATGCTGCCATAAATTAAAAGTATCTTCTGTCGTCTGTCATTGCACGAGGAGTTGGGTTTACCAAGTTAGACTTCATAGTCCTCATCGCTTTCTTATAATCATCCATAGCAAAAGCTGCTTGTTGTGGAGATTCTTTAAACTGCCAAATATAATATCTTGTTCTAGCAGTTATAACATTCGTGTATTGTTCTGGGAAGACAACTGTGTCTCCGTGTGCTACAAGTTTTGTAGGCTTGTCAAATGCATAAAAGTGTACGTTGTACTCTTTATCAGGTATTGGACTTAAGCCAAACTTCCTTGCATCTGGTGATTTAATAACAAACTTAGGTTCTCCATAAGCTTGTGTATTTGCATCATCTTCGTTTTCGCTGTCTCTGTAATATCTTTTCCAATCAGCTAAGTTTAAAAACTTTAATCCTCTAGAGACAAAAGGAGCTGATTCACCACTGACGTTAATGGTTGTTAAATAAAAATCATCCCAATCTATTGAAGCGTAATCATCTGCGATGCTTGAGCTACTTGCTTTCAGTTCGTACCATCTAGTACCTGCTGTTGTAGCTACCGTCACGTTTCCATAGAAGGGGTCAGTTGCACCACTTTCACCTGCTGTGAGAAAGGGTAACTGTGGTTCTTCATTTGCTATATCGAATATAGACTTGTTGATGGCATCCTTGACAAACTGTTGAAGTCCTACAGCGTTTGCAAAGTTTGCAGAAGTTAGAGGTATCTCATTGAGTTCTCTAAGAACTTCGTTAGTTAAATCTAAGTATGTTGTTGCCATTATTTTTTATGAACCTTTTGAATTGGGAAGTTTGCAGATTTACTAGCTCCTTTATGAGCTGCATAACCTGTCTTAGGGTCTTTCATTAATTTGTAAGACTTACCGGACTTCATCCAGTGATAGCCTTTGGGTGCTTGAACTTTCATTAACAGGGTTTAGCTTTTGGCATAACTTCGCCACCCGTACCATAAACCATTCTACCTTTTTTCATAGGCTTTCTTTTGTCATCACTGTGACTTTCACGTCTAGCCATTTGATTACCAATATCAGAATGTCCACCCATTCCTTTTTTCATTCTTTTTGTTCCACAATGCATAATAAATTCCTTTTAAAAAGTGGAGGAGTCCGAAGACTCCCCCGGGTTTCAACAATTAGTCGATTAAGTAGAAAGCACCTACTATCGCTTCTGGTCTAAGTACCTTAGAACCATAAACGTGCAATCCTCTAACGATATCACCAAATGAACTTGGGTCTCTTAAGACTTCAGTTGAGATGATAGTTTGAGCAGTTGCAGTAGATGAAATATGTCCAGCTAACACTTTACCAGTTGCGTTTGATGTCGCAGCGATATTGTTAGATTTGTACATATCAAATCCACGTAGTTTTCCACTTGAGACTAGACCGTTTCTTATAGAACCTTGACCAGCGTTGAAGTCTACAGAAAGCAGTTTAGAACTTGATTGTCCTAGTTGCTCGTAGAAATCAGGACCAGCAACAAACCAACGACCTTCTTCAGGTACGTTTTGTTCGTCTAATAGTCTTGCCATTCTAGCCATAAGGTTTAATGGGTCAGTTTCACTTGTTAAACCAATGTCAACAGAACCAGTACCGTCATATACGTTAGCACCTAAAGCAGTCGCATTATCAGCACCTAACACGTGGTCGGGTGAAGAAGCAGACAAACCACTAAACATGTTAGCGATAACAGCAGCATCAAATGCATCTTTCAACGCATAAGCAGCAGAACTAGAAGCTACTTCTTTGAAGTTGACGTGTGACATTTTAGTCTCAATATCATCTACGATGAATTTGAAAGCTTTAGCACTATCAACAACCATAGTAAGTTCTTGGTCTGTTA